CTACCTAAAAACCCACCCAAAGCAGAACCACCCATTCCAAATAGCCCACCAAGTATTGACGCTCTAGCCTGTTGCTGTTGCTCCCAAGCATCCTGAGCCAATCCCGCTGAGTTATAAACATTACCCGATATATCGGTATTAGCTGTATTGACAGCTGGAGGAGCATTGAAACTCGGCATAGCGATCTGACCAGTACCAAGCAATGAAGCAATCTCGTTGATCGGCAAGTTCCTAGCATAAGTCTCTTCAGCAATAGCTTGCTGTCTAGCTCTCAAAGCCGCAGCTTCTTGTGCTTGAGCTTGAGACTGCTGAATGTTAGCACCCGTTGCGGCTTGACCAAACACCCTATTAGCATAGTCAGCCTCAACACCAGTCTTAGCAACTTGTTCCCCAAACCCTTGCTGCCTGATACCAAGTATAGATGCAAGGGTCTTCTCAAGCTCTCCGGCACCTGTAGTTCTAATACCCAACTGAGCAGACAATTGCTCCATCAGTTGATCCCACTTCTCTTTATTACCAGCAAGAGAAGCACCATAACTTGCTGTACCAAAATCAGTGGAACCTGCTATGGAAGAACTACGAGCATTTTGATATGCAGCGTCACGCGATCGGGTCCACTGTTCAACAGCTTGGTCATATCCTGGGGTACCTTTTGCCATACCAGAATTGATTAATCTGTTCTCCATGTCTATGCGATCTTTCTCATAGAATGGATCCATCTTTGAGGTCTGCAATCCATACATTGCATCCTCAGCCCTCTGTCTAGCAACTTCATCCCATTGTGGTACGTCACCTGACTGAGGAGCATTGGGTAAATCACCCAAACCAGAGTAATCAAGACCTTCAGGCATTTGTCCTAGAGATGACAGATTAAGGGTTGATGGCCCTTTAGGCATTTTACTTGGATCAAATGGTTTTAAGTTCAAATTACCAGATACTTGAGGAGCTCCACTTAGATCCAATGGTTTACCCAAAGCATCTTTCAACTGATCAGTAGTTTGAAGTGCCACACCACTTAAGGCTGTACCTACCTGTTGTTGTAAGTCATAAGCCTTCTGAGCCTCAGGAGAAAGAGCTACAGTTGAAGTCCACCTTTCTGGATCATTTGGGTTCTGTCCATAAACCAATGATCCGGTAGGAGTATACTGATCAATCATATTGATCTTCTGAGTGTACCCAGCTGTCTCCTTATTCGCAGCCGTTTGTGCTGCCGATACAGCGTAAGGATCAGGAGGTTCTGGAGCGTCTGTGGACTTACCCATTATTAGGCTGCCTTTCTCGCTTCATTAGGAACTATCCAACGTCTTGCATCCTCTATACGCAACGTATAAATTATAACATCTTCACCGTAGGGCCAATTATCAATCTTCCCGACACACTTGAACCCTATACCTTCAGCAAGTTTTCTAACTCTCTTATTTTTCATCTTCACTGTAGAAACTATTATATGACAGTTCAATTGTATAAATGGATAATAGAGTAAACCAGCAATAATACCCTTCCTACACCATCCAGGATGAACAGCAGCCATACTCAATTCTATCTTACCACTATCTCCTATCTTTTCATAATTGTGATATAACACACCAGCAACAATCTGGTTCTTGTCATTCAATACACCTATTGCATAGTACTCACCTTTATGAAGGAAACGAGAAGTGTTGCCCATCTTCTCAAGTATCCATCTAGCAAGAGCTTCATCCATTTTGTGATCTGACCCACTGATTGCTAGTCTCATGGTTGTATTGATCCTCTTTCCCACACTATATCCAAGGAATTGAACCTTATTTCAATCTCTTTAGTACTTGTAAAGAACACAGAAGATACACTCTGACCCGATACTGGCTGGTCATGGAAATCTTTAACTACGACAACTGTTGACCATGGGTCTACATCCCAAGTGGCAACATTCCAAACCGACCCAGATGATCCTGGATCATATGAAATTGGGGTTACTGTAAATTTATCTTCAAAGTCAGTTAATAAAACAACACCATAAGATAAAGTAGGTTCTGTAATCAACAAAGCTCTAACCGACTTAAATTCTTTGTACTCGTGTGAGTCCTCAGGATAAGAGAAATTGGTTTGTATCAAACCTTCAATTTTAACATCATTATCACTTAATCCAGTATCAGCTAAATACACTTTACCAGTGCCACCAAAATATAATTTGTCATTAAAAAGAGCCCAACAATTTGAGTTCCACCCTTTGAACCTACACCATGCTTGGGTGGTCCCATTCATTACATATTGATGCTGTTCTGTTCTTTCAACTATTGGTACATTCACAAACACCATGGAACCTTGACTGTATGTAGGATAACTAACAAACTGCCATCCAAAAACTCCCTTAAATGAAACAGCTGATGTATTGAATACATTTCTAATCCGATCGGAAAGAGTTACCTTGTTGGCGGCAGAACGATCCAAAGTAATTATTTGACTTATTCCCACTATACCATCAACTGTAAGAGCAACAAGATCGGCACCAAGTCTTTCCATACACCTTCTTCCAATGGGTGAACCAATTGTATATACACCCACTAAAACAAAATCTGAGGCTGGGTCAAGTCCTTGGTATATTACAACCTCCCCCTCACTTGAAATAACCACAAACAAATCATCTATTCCGTCACCACCATCTCTGGTAAGAGAACCCCCCGCCATTATCTGACCACCCTTCCTAAACTGAGCACTCAGATCAAAAGCTGTTAAAGCCCCTGTAATTGAGTCAACAGCCAAATACCAAAGTTTCAACTTTTCCTTCTCAATAAAAAACAATCTTCTCTTGTAAGTAAATACACCTATCAAATTAGCTGTAGTCAACCCAGTCATAGTTGATGCTATCCAACTAGTACCATCATATTGCCTTGGGGTGTCTGACCCATTTACTGCACTGATAAAATTTCCAGCCGATGTAGTGAAGTTCACCCACTGCCATCTACCATTGGTCATAGCAGATACAACAGCAGCACCTACAGCACCAGCTGCTGAAACATTGTATATCTTACCAGATGCAGTTGCACCAAACATCTGAGATACCGTACCGGTCTTATAAGTCATCAATGTTTCCACAAATGATGAGTCAAGACCAGTAGCATGTTCATCCATACCAGTACGTAATCTAACATCAGCTGTAGTAGGATAATAATTGTCTAAAGTAATAGCATCTCCAAGCTGCATACCCGCCAAAGGGTCTCTAGCATTCCAACCCCTTGTAGGAGATGGAAATGTGAATATCTCAGCCGTCCTGGGTTTAACAGGAGCAACCTTAGAATTCCTCTGCGCTCTTTTAAGACTACTAAGTCTCATGTGCCAAACCCAACCTCAGGTACATTTGGGTTCCAAGGAGTACCAAGACCATCTTCAGGATCCCTATAAGTTGGACCAACCATATTCAGACGCTGCGCTGGTTCATCTCCACCAGACTTCATGTCCAACATTTCATTGTACTCAGCAAGAGAGGCAACTATATCCATACCATGAGCACTTCTCCAACGCCATTTAACCCCGGCCACCATAAGGTCTTCATCTAATATGACAACATCATTGTCATTAATAACTTTTTCATTTACAGCTGACAAATCTGATAGAGCACACCAACCATTACTCAAATACTCAAATGCTAATGTTTCAACACCAGTTGGAATAGGATCAATAAAAAACTTTCTAGCAACAGTCGACGTTGATCTTACAATCCTAAACCTTTTTGAATAAACACCCGATCCTATCAACCCTGACTTAATAATCTGCCAAGTTTGTGGAGCTATCGGACCAGGCATAGGAGAAATCAAAGTCCTATCCCACACTGTATTTATTATCAATCTAGCAAAGTCTACTGGTAGATTGTACTCCTCTTGCAAAGCAACTGTTGGAAATGTATGCAATCTTTGAAGTATTGTCCATCCATCCTGAGGACCTTTCCTGGCTAAATCCCTTCCTTGTCTATTAATGTGTCTAAGAATACCCCTAGCATCTCCATCAGAATTTCCAACAACAGTTACAACCCTAGCATGAACCATCTCATCTAAAGTATTATTGGCAAGTTCAAGTATTGTAGGATTTGCCATTAAGACCTCCTATTCCGGGGTGACCTCAAATCTAAGCCACCCCGGAATTTGAACATCAAGCAACTATTGCCGCCCATATAAGAGAGGTGATAGCCTTAAACAACCCATTAGCCGCAGATGCTACAGACATAGCAGCATCTGTTGCACCCAGATCAATGGAACCACCAACCGGTGGATACACCAAACAGGCATTAGCTCCCTTATTGACAACCCAGAATTCATCTCCAGGTGTGGCGTTGGCTGGCAACCTAGCTCCAGCACCGGCCGCAGATGTAGTGACTTCTGTAAACCCAGCTTTAAGTAAGTAAGCATCAGCCTGAACAGTACCTGTAGCGGTTACCGCCCGCTCCATGTCTTCTCCAGAAGTCATGAGCTTGGCATCCATCGCTCCGGTAGAACCGGCCATCAATGTCTCGGCTCTCATTTACTTTCTCCTTTTCACACGCTCTTTGGAGGTAGAAGACCGAGGGTTACTACCAATCACCTGAACAGCGCCTTCTGGCACTGGAGGATCAATCTCAGACACCTCCTCAGCCTTCGCTACACGGCTCCCCTTGCCACCCTTTGCCACGAGGGCAGCTATCTGAGCCCCCTGAGCCTTGAGGGCCTCCTGAAGCTCCTGGATTTGTCTATCCTTATCTTCTTCCTTCTTGAGTACAGCAGCTTGCGCCTTAACCTCAAGAACTCTTTTAGCTCTGTCTCGAAGCTCTCTTGCACCGGTACCCAACTCAGGCAAGAAAGCATCCGCAACACCAGCTAACTGTTCTACAGAGAAGATATTGAGAGACTTTAGGTGATGGTACAATGGACCTGTACCAACAACCAATTCAAGAGGCATACCAGTAAGAGCCTCTTGAGTTCCAGCCTTCCACGCTTTATACTGAAGAGGAAACCTTCCTTTAATGTTATCACTAACCTTATGAACTGGACCTGACTTTGCATCCCCAGGGATAAGTATCTCAACCATTTCCCTTTCGATGAAAGAACCACCGGGTCCACCCACTGTTTCCTTAAAAAACCTGGGAATAAGGTTACGAGAAGGTTGTCTCTTTAGATCATCCTGAGATATAGGGGTAAGGGAACTAAGATCCTCCCCCTGACCATAAAACATTTGCCCCATTGTGGGGTTACCCAAACCTGCCATTTTAACCTCCTGTTATAGGGTGGCTCCAACCGATGCGTCAGAAACCAAGTTCCCGGCAACAGTCGCAGCAGCACCACCAGCTGTAACGTCAATAACAGCACCTACCACTTCTTCAGATCCAGCTGTAGCGTCATCATCAAGTGCACCATCAGTTGCTGTCGTATTAAGACGAACGTGAGCAACAGCCGATGCGAGCACTCTAATGTTGTCACAAGGTCCACCAACTTGGAACCAACCATACTCACCAGATGCAAAGGCCACGCTTGGGAAACCAACCAACTGACCCCTAGCAGTAGCAGATGTGGTTAGGTTTATCATTGCAGCAGTGAAAGTGGTGTTGGTTAAAAGGCAAGCATACCCAGGACCAGTAATAATTGCAGTGGTAAGACAATAAAGCCATTGCCCACCCTCATTATCAACAACCCTGGATCCAAGTCTGAACTGTTGTGTAACATCAACTCTGTCTAGGTCAACACCAAGCTGACCAGAAACGCAAAATCTATCAGTAGCCATGTTCCATTCCCTTTCTGTCTTTACGCAACAATGACGCCCTGTTGACGCCTATTGTTAGTGGTCATATTACCCTGCCATCCGAGCAATCTGCAACTTGCATCCTGATTGATCGCAACTCTCTCACCCGGGCCAAGGACATCCATATCGCAATCACGATGGACTTCCATACGAATGAACTTCGTATTGACAAAGTACATATGATTGCTAGGAGCATCTCCACCAATTCCACCATCTGCTATGACATCTGCACTCTTAAACTTCAGATTGTCAAACCCAGCCTCGGCAAGTTTGGCATCGGCGAACCTTTGCTGTGCCTGGAGACTTTCCCAATAATGGGTAAAGTAATTATCATCAGCCACGATGAGATCGGTTACATCTCGATTACGCTTGCAATCCAACCAGAGTGTATTCATAGCTCTCTGAATGGTTGCGGGTCCGGCTACCAAACCCGCTGTACTAAAATCAAATACCTGATTTCTCCAGAAAGGCCAGGTAGTGGAATTGATACCACCAACAGTACCAGTACCGACATCAGAGATCAGCAACTGTAGTCCGCCGATCTGTTTTCCACCAGAACCAGTACCATCAGAGTAAAGACCATCGGAAAGGTTATTGACGAATGTATCTTCCGCGTTCGTCATTCTTTCTTCTATTAGATCAAATACCTGTTCCTCACCATTGTTGACCCTTTGCTCAAACCCTGACCAAGAAATTGCCACAGCAGCTTGTTTCCAATTAAACTCTGCCGCAGTAAAGACATCTGAAGGGGCAATGTTAAGGGTATCATAACCACTGTAGTAATTGAACGTTCCATTTTCCTGGTAGGCGATTTCTCTCACGAGA